CCATCCGCGTTTTGTAATTGAAACTATCTTACGTATGATTGGAAGGCTCATGCTCATTCTAAATGTGGCATGCCCATTATCATTCGTAGTGGTAAGAGCACCCTTGTTGGTGGTATTCATATGGCTGTTGTGGCCAGCTCTACTAAGTGCATCGGCGCTCCTATTCTGCGTTCTGACCTGGATTCAGCTTTGAAGAGAATTAAAAATGCTTCAAGGTTCTTCCCGATTGCTTCTGAGGGTCTGATTTCCACAGAGTCTTGTGTGGTGCCCCTTACCAAATCTCCTTTTCGTTTTGAGGATCTCAATGGATTGGAGTATTTTGGCAAGGAACCGGGTTTGGTTTGTATGAACAATTCTTCTAAAGTTTGTACTACACCATTCTCTAGTTTGGTTCCGAGTCTCCTCAATGTTTCTATGCACGACTCTCATGGTCAACCCCTTTTTGGGCCTCCACCTATGCGCCCCTTTGTTCGAGAGGGAGTCTATTACTCTCCATACAATATTGCATTGAAGAAGATAAGCCATGAGAATTCCTCTCTCGACACCCAAGTTTTGAACACAGTTATGGACAGGATTTGTGCCCGTTTTATTGGAAGGGGTTTTTCAGTTTCTCCTTTGTCGTTCGACACAGCCATTAATGGTCTCCGAGAAACTACTGCTAGGCGTATCAATGTTACTACCTCTGGTGGATATGGGTATCCTGGCAAAAAATCTGACTACCTAGAAATAGCGTACGAAGATGAGGAGCTCTTGTACCGAGAGCCTATTTCAGATTTGAAAATCCGATTAGTTGAGTGCATCAAGCACTGCGAACTCGGAAATACAAATAACTTTGTTTTCGTTGCTCATTTGAAAGACGAAGCTCGTCCTATGAGTAAGAACAAAGTTGGTAAGACGCGTGTTTTCTACGCTGCTGCCACTGATTATTTGGTTTTGGCTCGAATGTTCATTTACCCTCTGTATTTGTCTATCATTGAGCGCTCTGATTTATTTTGCACCGCCGTTGGGATCAACATGCATTCATGCAATGATTTGGCAACACGCATGTTATCCTTTTCTAAGGATTTCATGGAGGGCGATTATGGATCTTATGACCAAACCACTCCTTTTGATATAAGGAGGGCTTCTCAGACCATACTCTACCGCTATGCTGAAGAGTGTGGCTACAATGGGGCGTCCTTGCAGATTTTGTCTTCATTGCTCACTGACGCACTATTTCCTTTTGTGTCCATGAACAAGGACCTCTTCCGTGCGTGTGGACTTCAGCCTAGTGGAAAGCTAGGTACTGCTGAGGACAATTCAATTAATGGATTGGTTCTTCTAATGTACTATTGGCACACCTTCACAAACGATGATTTTTTCGCTAACGTCCTTCCTGTAACTTATGGGGACGACGTTGTTGCTGCGATTAAACCGCGCGCTAAGTCCATCATGAACAATGTTGATTATAGCAAGTTTTGTGAGAAGATTTACG